AAGGCGAACCAGACCGACCACTCGTGGACGTTCCGCGACGGCGAAGTTCTGCTCCTGCGCTACGCGAAGAAGCACTCCGACTTCGACGGCTGGAAGGGGCAGGAGTGGCCGTTCATCGCGTGGGAGGAGCTGACCGAGCAGCCCGACGACGTGCTCTACAAGCTCTTCATGTCGATCTGCCGCTGCTCGAAGCCGGGCGTCCCGAAAATGTACCGCAGCACGACGAACCCCTACGGCGTCGGGCACAACTGGGTCAAGGAGCGCTTCCGACTCCCGCTGCGCGGCAAGGTGCTCCGCGTCATCGACGACGACATCGACGAGGAGACCGGGAAGAAGCTCCCGACGCGCGGCGTGATTCACTCCGACCTCCGCGAGAACAAGATCCTCCTCCACGCCGACCCGGACTACGTCCAGCGCATCCTCGCGGCCGCGCGCAACCCGGAGGAGAAGAAGGCCTGGCTCTACGGCGACTGGGACGTCGTCGCGGGCGGGCTCATCGACGACGTCTGGATGCGCGGCAAGTATGCCGTCGTGCCCGAGTTCGAGGCCTCCGAGATCCCGAGCGGCTGGCGCGTCATGCGCGCCTACGACCACGGCCAGTCGAGCCCGTTCTCCTACGGCCTCTGGGCGACCTCGAACGGCGAGCCCGTGCGGAAGAATGGCAAGCTCTACGGCCTCGTGAAGGGCGACCGCTTCCGGCTTCGCGAGTGGTACGGCTGGAGCGGCACGGCGAACGTCGGGCTCCGGCTCCCCTCCCGGAAGATCGCCGAGGGCATCATCGAGCGCGAGGCCCGCTGGGGCTTCTCTGGGCGCGTCAAGGGCGGGATCGCCGACAATGAGATCATGGGAGCGAAGGACGGCGAGCTAACTCCCGCTGGCGAAATGGCGCGAGCTGGTGTAAGATGGACCCCGGCGAACAAGGGCGCCGGATCGAGGAAGCGCGGCTGGGACCTCCTGCGCGTCGGGCTGGAGAACTGCATCCCGGAGGAGGACGGCACGCGCGAGAAGCCGGGCATCTTCATCGCGGAGACCTGCTATCAGTGGCTCCGCACCGTGCCCTCGCTCTCGCGAGGATCGCTCGACCCCGACGACGTTGACAAGAAGGCCGAGGATCACGCGGCCGACGAGACCCGCTACTTTCTCGCCGTCGAGGTGAGCAAGGTGACCCGCAAGAAGATCCGAGGAAGGTGACACGATGCCGATCAGCAGCCTCCATACCGAACTGAAGAAGCGCTCCGAAGACATCCTGCGGAACCGCCGCGCGATCGAGGGCGAGACCGAGGTCAAGAAGTGGGGCCCGCGCTACCTTCCCGTCCCGCCCGGCATGGCCGACGCGCAGAACGGCTCGGTCATCGTGCTCGAACACGGCAAGCGCGAGAACCGCGACTCGCGCTATGACTTCTACAAGAAGATCGCCGAGTTCCCCGAGGAGCTGGGCGAGCAGCTTCAGGGCTTTCAGGGAATCATCCACGGCAAGCCGCCGAAGATGCAGCTCCCGCGGCAGCTCAAGTACCTCGAAGAGGTCGCGACGCCCGACGGCCGCGCGCTCGACAAGCTCTGGACGCTCATGACCGAGGAGGTCCTCGTCGGCGGGCGGATCGCGCTGCTCTGCGACATCGTCGACGACCAGATCGTCTTCGCACCGTACTCGGTCGAGAACGTGCTGAACTGGAAGCTCTCCTCGCGCCGCGACGGCGAGCGCCCCGAGTGGGTCGTGCTTCGCGAGACCGCGTGCATCGACAACCCCGACGACGAGTTCGAGACGGTCGAGGTCACGCGCTACCTTGAGCTGCGGATGATGTTCAACCAGGAGGCCGCCGACAAGCAGCCCGACACGGGCGGGCTCGTCTACCATCGGAAGACCTACATCCAGCGCGACGGCGAAGACGCGAAGGAGGAGACGCCCTTCACGCCGATCCGCTTCTTCGGGAAGTTCTTCGGCGAGATCCCGCTGACCGTCGTCAACGCGCTCGACATCTCCTACGACTTCGGCTCGATCCCGATGTCGCCGCTCGTGAAGATCGCGTTCTTGATCTACCGCCGGAGCGCCGACTACAACCGCTCGATCTACATCAAGACCGACCCGCAGCCCTGGATCTCGGGCGTCACCGACGAGAGCGAGATCCCGAACCGCATCGGCGGCGAGGAGGTCTGGGCCTTCAGCAACCCGCAGGCGAAGGCGGGCTACCTCGACATCGAGGGCGACGGCATCCCGCACCAGCGCACCGCGATCCAGGACGACTGGACGCGTTTCCATCTTCAGTCGGCGAAGCTCCTCCAGGCCTCCGAGACCCCGAGCGAATCGGGCGAGGCCGTGCGCCGCAAGCAGGCCGCGAAGCAGGTCACGCTCAAGGCGGTCACGCTCAACGTCGCCGAGGGCCTGGAGAGGTCCATCCGCAAGGCCGCCGAGCTGCTCGGCGTGGCGCCGACCTCGGTCATGTTCAAGCCCGACACCGACTTCTCGGTGCCGAAGATGAGCGGCGACGAGGCGGGCAAGTGGTCGCAGGCGAAGGCGACCGGCTTCCCGATCTCCGACCGTTCGCTGCACGAGATGGCACGACTCGGCGGCGCGACCGAGATGACGTTCGAGGATGAAATGCGCGCGATGGAGGACGACGCAGAGCGCGTTCCGCCTCCGGCGCCGCCCGCACCGGACCAAGGAGACGACGATGTCGAAGAGCAGACCCAAGGCGAAGAGGACCAAGGAGACGACGATGTCGAAGAGCAGACCCAAGGCGAAGAGGACCCCGGAGCGGAAGACGACGCAGGCGGCGGCGATTGAGGAGATCGAGGTCGGCTATGCTCCAGTGCGGCTGCTCCAGGTCGACGGCCTGGCCGACTCCGGGCACTTCGTCGCCGACCGGCAGGTCATCGGCGTCGACACGAACCAGCTCCCCGCGGATCAGCTCAACACGCTCTTCCATGAGCTGACTCACACGATCGCGCAGCGCTTTCGCCTCGACATCTCCTCCGACGCCGAGGAGCATCTCTCGCAGGTCTTCGGCAACGCGTGGGCGGAGATCTTCATCCGGAACCCGGGACTCCTGCCTCTCGTCGGGAAGCTCGTGGAGGAAGCCCGTGCCGTCCGCGAATGAACGCTACCTCGACGCGTCGCTCCGGCACGCGATCGGCGTGCGCCGACTCACGGCGGGAGAGGTCAAGAAGATCATCGCGCTCCTCGACGAGGCCGATCGCGATCTGATCGAGAAGCTCCAGGTCACGATGGCGCGCGCGACGTTCGCGACGACTCGCTCCGGGATCGCGAAGCTCCTCGGCGACGTGCGCGGGCTCCGCTCGGCACTGCTCCGGCGGCTGCGCGGCGAGACGACGCGCGACCTCCTGAAGATCGCGCAGCGCGAGGTCGACTTCGAGCGGCGGATCATCCAGGAGGCGCTCCCCTTCGAGGTGCAGCTCGCGGGCGTCTCGCTCGACACGCTCCGGACCATCGTGAACCAGGGCGTCTGGAACGGCCGCACGACCGGCGGCTGGTTCGACTCGCTCCAGGTCGCCGACCAGCAGGGGCTCGAACGGCAGCTTCGCCTCGGGCTCGTGCAGCAGGAGACGATCCCCGACATCGTTCGGCGCGTGCGCGGCACCCGGGCGAACGGCTTCGCGGGCCCGCTCCGCACGACCCGGGCCCAGGCCGAGACCGTCGTCCGGACCGTCGTGAACGGCGTCTCGAACGCCGCGCGCGAGGCCGTCTGGAAGGCGAACCCCGACGTCGCCCAGTTCGTGCGCTGGGTCTCCACGCTGGACGGCCGCACGACGCTCATCTGCGCGAGCCGCGACGGGAAGGTCGCGCCGGTCGGGAACATCGACCGCCCGCTGCCGCCCGGCTCGGTCCCGCTCACGCCCCCCTACGCCCGGCCGCCCGCGCACCCGAGCTGCCGCTCGGTCACCGTCGCCTACATCTCGCCCGACATCGTCGGGCAGCGGCCCTTCGTCGTCGACAAGCGCAACCCCTCCCGGCGCCTCGCCGACTTCCGGGAGGAGGCCCGGCGCACCGGGCGCCCGATCAGCGAGATCCGGGCCCGCTGGGCCCGCGAGAACATCGGCCAGGTCCCGTCGAAGATCGACTACGACACCTGGCTCCGGAGGCAGTCTGCGGCCTTCCAGGACCGCGCCCTCGGCGCCCGCTGGCGCGGCGACGCATTTCGCAAGGGCGCCAGGGTCGACCGCTACGTCGACCGCCGCGGGAACGAGCTGACCCTCGACCAGTGGGCCCAGACCCAGCCGGAAATTGCCGAAGCTGCTGGTCTCTTGTAGTTTCCGCTTGACGGCTTTGCGTCCTTTCCCCTACTATTGCTCCGAGTAGCTGCGCCGTCCAGGAGGACGGGCGGCCCCCAAGCCGGGCAGGAGTCCGGCGAACTTCCAGATCAGGAGATGAGGAAGATGTTCAACAAGACGAACCGGCAGCCGTTCTTCGGCCCGGATGACAACGCAGGCGGCTCGGGTGCAGGAGCGAACGACGACGCCAACAAGGACAAGGGCCCCGACATCGAGGCGCTCGTGAAGAAGGCGGTCGAAGCAGAGACCTCCGGACTCAAGCGCACGAACCAGGCGCTCAAGGACGAGAAGACCGCACTCGCGTCGAAGGTCGACGCGCTGGCAGGAGTCGTCGAGAAGATCGGCGGCGAGGAAGGTGCGGCGGCTCTCCTGGAGATGCAGTCCCGACTCCAGAAGGACGACCTCGGCAAGCTCCTCGCGGAGGGGAAGACCGAAGAGTTCCTCGCGGCAACGACGAAGAGCTTGAAGGCCGACCACGAACGCGAGAAGTCGAAGCTCCAGAAGATGATCGAGGAACTCGAAGGCGGCCGCACCGCGGCCGAGACCGCGTTCGCGAATCTGAAGCTGGAGATCGGAGTGCGCGAGGCGTGCGCCAAGTCGGAAGGGTTTCGCAAGGAGGCCGTCGAGGACGCGCTGCTCTGGGCGCGGAATCGGTTCGTCTTCGACCATGAACGGGGGATTCCCGTCATGAAGGACAGCAACGGAACGATCGTGCTCGGCAAGGACGGCGAGACGCCGATGACCATCAACGAGGACCTCGAAGCCGCGAAGGAAACCCGCCGTCACTGGTGGGAGGGTTCGCAGGGCGCGGGAGCTTCGGGCGGCATCGGCGGAAAGGGCGGAAGCGGACCGACCGAGATCCGCACTCTCGACGACTGGCGCAAGCACCGCGAATCGCTGGGGATGGGCAAGGACGACGGCCGCTTCCCCGGCTAGACTTTCACCGAAAGAGGTAACTCGAAATGGCGAACACCATCCTCACTCCGACCGAGATCGCGATGGAGGCCCTCGTTCTCGTGCAGTCGAACATGGTCGCCTCGCGTCTCATGGACCGCAGCTACGAGGGAGAGATCGCGACCGGCAAGGTCGGCGAGTCTATCCAGATCCGGCGCCGGAAGAACGGCACCGTCAACGAATGGGCTCCCGGCGGCACGCTGACCGTCAACGACATCACCGAGACCCAGATCACGATCACGCTCGAAAAGCACTTCGACGTCTCCGTGCAGGTCGGGCAGCGCGAGCGGCAGTTCGACATCCGCTCCTTCTCGTCCCAGATCCTCGCGCCGCAGATGCTCGCGCTCTCCGAGCAGATCGACTCCTACGCGTGCTCGAAGCTGCGCGACCTCCCGGCGACGGCGGGCGCGACCGCGTCGACCCCGCTCGCCCAGCTCCCGAACACGTCCGCGCGTCTCGCGGCCGTGCGGCGCGTGCTGAACGACCTGAAGGTCCCGATGAACCCGCGCTATCAGATCGTCTCCCCGGCTTACGAGGAGGCTCTGCTCTCCGCGGGCGAGTTCACGAAGGTCAACGAGTCCGGCGCGTCCGGCGCTCTTCGCGAAGCGGAGCTGGGCCGTCTGCTCGGCTTCTCGACGTTCATGGATCAGAACGTCGACGACGCGACCTTCACGACCGGCACGATGGCGACGGCCGCGGTGAACGACGCCGCGCTCGTGGCGGGCTCGACCTCGATCGCCTACGACACGGGCGACCAGGCGACCGGCACGTTCAAGGCGGGCGACATCATCGACATCGCGGGCTACGGCAAGGCCGTCGTCGCCGCGCTCTCGACCGCCGTCGCGAACGCGGGCACGCTCACGATCAAGGAGCCGCTCCGCGAGGACGTGGCCAACGACGCCGTCATCACCGTCTTCGACGGCGGCGGGAACGACTACCAGAGCCACGGCGCGGCGTTCCATCCGCGCGCGTTCGCTCTGGTCGCTCCGGCGCTCCAGCCGCACGACAACGCTCCCGAGTCGACGACCGTCGTCGACCCGAATACGGGCCTCTCGCTGCGGATCACGTTCGACTACGATCGCGACGAGAAGGCCGACGTGATGAGCATCGACTGCCTCATCGGCGTCAAGATGGTCGACGGCCGCCTCGGCACCCAGATCATGCTCGGCGTGTAGCACTTCCTCGCTCAACCCGGGGGCCCCTTCGGGGGCCCTCGTCCTACCTTCTCGAACTTCAGGAGATCGACACGATGGCCGCTTCTCGGAAGCTCTTCACCGTGCGACACCCCGACGCCGACCGCGACGATCTGCTCTGCGACGACGTCAACTACCCGGCCGCGAAGGCCGCAGGATACACGAAGGACGGCGACGACGCCCCGGCCGAGTCGGCCTCGGTCGCCCGCTCGGGCGGCTGGCAGGGCAAACTCCGGCTGGAGCCGCCGGACATCGTGCCGAAGGACGCGGACGTCACGCTGCACTTCTCGCAGCAGTTCCAGGGAAGCCCCGGCTCGGTCGCCGGGCTCCAGTTCTCGGACGGCCCGCCGAACCCCGGCGACCCCGAGGACCTCTGGCAGTGGACGACCTGCCGCCCCGTCGGCGGCGGAGGCGCCGTCGAGGCTCCCGGCATCCAGTGGGACTCCCGCGACACGGCCTTCGACCTCGCGCCCGTACAATGGCACGAGATGGCCTTCGTGCGTGGCGGAGTCTGGCCGGACCAGGGCTTGACCGGCCCGCCGGTCGTCGCCTCGAACGCCGTCAAGCCGACGAAGCTGCTCTCGATCTACCCGGCGCTCGCGCCCGAAGAGGGGCCCGCCGAGTAAGCTCTTCACCATCTTCCGAAGGAGATGAACGGCCGACGGCCCCTGGCGGTCGTCGGCCGTTCTCCCATCATGGCGCAGAAAGATCTCACCTACCTCCGATTCGATGGCGGCCCGACCGAGCGCCGGGGCGATACCCAGGGCCCGTGGTACGGCAACCAGGCCGGGGATACGTCCTTCGTCTTCACGATCTTCGTCCGCCTGCTGGAGTGGCCTGCCGGAACCGCGCCTATCATCCAGCAGCACACCGGCAGCACGGGCACGACCGCACAGTGGGGCCTCTTCTGGTACAACAACAACTTCGCCCAGACCAACCGCGGACCGCAGAGCGAGAACGGCGACGACCTCTGCCTCGGCATTCAGTGGTCGGTCGACCCCGGGCCGGTCGTCGAGGAGATCGTTTCGGTCGAGGGCACGACCGGAGTCCCGGCGAAGCTCGGGAACATCTACCAGATCCAGCTCGCGCTCCGCGAGGACGGGGCGACTACCCGCGTCGCGGTCTTCATTGACGGCACCTCGGTCCACCAGACGAGCATCTCCGGCGGCATCCCGACGGCCGCGCCGGGCGAGGTCGTGCGAGTCGGCTACAAGTCGCTCGCCGGATTCGACGGCGAGTTCACGAACGAAGAGCGCGCGCCGATGGACATCATCCAATTCATGTACGAGCGCAACCGAACGCTCTCGCTCACGGGCACCGACATCGACCCGCCGGACTCCGCGCTCGATCCCTGGGAAGAGCTGGTCGTCGACGGCGGCGCGACCGGCGAAGCGGTTCTGCTCGATGAGGGCACCGGCTCGCCTTCGGGCTTCCCGTTCACGAACCCCGACTGGGCCGACGAGACGAAGATCGACCCGCAGATCGACGAGACCGCGAAGACGATCGACTGGACGTTCGAGAACATCTTCGGCTACAGCGAGAGCAGGCCCGACGCCTACCCGCAGCCCGTCTTCGCGCCGGTCGGAAGCCGCACCGATCCGACCGCGGGCGAGCTGCGGCTGCGTCTTCTGCCGACTACCTGGCGGGAAATGGGGCAGCTAGACTCGGACCAGTGGAACAGCACCTATGGGCTCTCGTCGAGCACGGCGCAGCGCGCCGTCGATAACGAGTCCGTCCTCGGCTCGGCTTCGGTCGCAGGCAACTCGGCCTCGACTGCCGCGAGCGTGGACCACGGCGGGGCGCAGTCGGACGGGCACGGTAGGTGGTTCCGTCTCTGGCACTACGACAAGGGCGGCACCTCGTCGGACATCATCAACCGCTTCCAGGTCGTCGGCGCGTCAGTGAACTGGGTCGGCGTGCTCTTCTCTGTGTCGACGTCCAACTACGCGACGGAAGTCGGGAACCTGGGCGCCGTGGATACGGGCGTCTCGCGGTCGACCGGCTGGCATGAGTGGGTCATGTATATTCAGGAGGGCACCCTCGGCAACGAGCAGTGCCGCATCTGGCTCGACGGCACTCTCGTCCGGTCGGAGGACGCCGCGAATTGCGGAGCCGGAAACACGCAGCCGAACACACGGCTCCGGACTGCAACGGCTTCCGACGAGTGCCACGTCGACTGGTGGGTCTGGAACCGGCGCGACAGCGACACCCCGGCGGAGTTCCAGGGCCTCGTCAAGGACACGGCGACGATCATTCTTCCGCTCGCGCAGCCCGGGGAGAACGTGGCGAGCTTCGACTCGGTCACG